GGTTGCTAAGCCATTGCCCGCCCCCCCCGCCCCGTTGGCCCCTGAACCCTTGGCTCCGCCACCGTTTGAGTCTGACCGTAGGGCGGAAGAGCCCCTCATTCCCATTAAAAGGCTTCTTGAGCCTCTTATTCCTGCTGAGCAGCTCAAGCCGCTGTATGTGGCTTCTGCCCCTGACCTCAGCTCTGCTGGCGCCGTTCCATTTGAAGCGTTCTTCGGCTCAGCCCCTCCTCAATCTCAGCCTGAAAAGAAGGATGCTCAACCCATTGATGGCAGAGGTGCCGCTGGTCGTGATGTTCCTGAAGACACGACCCCTGAGGGATGGCGCCACTGGCTCCTTCTTGAGTCCACGCGCCTTCCCTTAGATCCTGCTCCTGCGCTGTCTCGCCTTAGTGTTTTGATGCCCCTTGTCCACCAGAACGCCCCTGACCTTATAGTTTTGTATTCTCGTCTTAATCGTGCTTACACAGCCAAACTACATTCCCAAACTGATCTTGGCCCTTCCCTTACCGAGCTTTACACCAATCCACGCCATTTGTCCTTAACAAGCGCGATTCGTAACCAAGCTCTTGGCCTTTGGATTACACAGCGTTTCGTTGGCATGCCCTCCCTTGCCACCATTCGCATGGTTATTTCCGACACGTATGTCGAAGAGTCACGCCACGAAGAGTGGCGTTCCCTTGTTTGGACCTATTGCTGCCATAAACATAAAGCTATAAGTGATCTTGATGCTCGAGATGAAGTGTCTATTCGTTTCCTCTATGATCATCAAAGGCTTCAGCGTTGGCATGATGACTCAGCCGTTGCTCTCCAAACGGTTCGTCGACAGTCCCTAGCATTGTATGCCATTGTGTCCACTGTTGGCCTCTTCGCAATTGGCGGTTCCCTTTGGCTGCTTTATCGTGGCATGGTTGCTGACGCCGAAGGAGCAAGTGGTCGCTCCGACCCTAAGCCCTCCCATGCCAAAGTTTCCAAGACCAACCCACCTGTCACCTATAGGCTTGAACGTCCTGTTGCTCAAACCGATGCCGTCGGTGCTGCCTCATTGACCGTTTCACAGCGTGTCAATAGCGTCGATGACAACGCCACCAAGCAACTTGATAGTATCCTCCGTAAGAACGTTGCTCGCTTAGACATTTTCTGTACCGATGGCCAAGTTATGCACTCAAACATTACATTCGTAACTGGTCGGTTCGGATTTATTCCCGACCATTGTTATGGTGACGCACTATCTGTTGGTATTCGTTCTTTCCGCCTAACCCGCCCCGGCACTGGCCAGAGTTGGGATGTTAAGCCCGAAAACATCACCGTTGTTCGACCCCCCCCGACCGCCGTTTTCCCAACAATTGCTGGCTTCCCAGCCCGCCCAGATCGCGCTTGCCTTCGTTTTGCTGACATTCCAGCCTTCCAAGATATCCGCTCCTCATTCATCAAAGACGCTGACATAATCAAGTATTCTAAAGTCCTTACTGGTTACTGGACTCGTTCAAACACTCCAGTTATTAACACTTGTGGTTACACTACCAGTCAGCACACAATACGCACCCCCACTGGTGAGCGTGTCTTTGTGCATGACTCTTTCTCCGTCGACATGCCCTTCCCCCTTGGCTCGTGTGCGGGCCCAGCTGTTCTGCAAAATGTCCACGCAACTCACAAAATTTGTGGCATCATTGAAGGCACATCCGCTACTTCAGGCTTCATTGCCATCTTGACTCAAGATATGATTGCTGCAATGTTGGCTGCCTTTGAAGACCCTGAAGGTCTTCCTGTCCAAGCTGACATTGGCCCCCCAGCCGATGAAGACTCCACTTCTGTAGGAGAGATCGTCGATGCAGCTGGCGCCGTGCGCTTTGGGCGCTCACATGTTGAATGTCCACCC